AAATGCCTGGCGCGTGAAATTGGTCCGCACCCGGCCCGTCGCGTCGCGCCAGAAGTCGAAGGGAAACAGGCTGCGCGTGTAAGTGAACAGCGCAGGTCGGATGAGCGGCGTGCCAAAGGCGATGCCGCGTGCGAGAAATGCGTTATCGCTGACACCGCCAATGCCACCAGAAGAAATAGGCATAGATTACCACTCCCGTGCATAAATTGAGGCGGCTGAAACAGCGCACACGATCGAAATCGCGCCGGTGGAGACGTGTGTGGAAGGTGTTTCATAATAGGCGCCGGAGGAGATTATCAGGCTGTGGAAGTCCTGCGTCGCGGTCGACTGTCCATTGATATAGCAATCGCCAGACGACTGGTTCTGCACGGTGAACCCACGCCTGGCGCTATTCGCTGCCATCAATTGCTGCGCCGTCCCCGCCGTCGTCACCGAAAGCCCACGATCGGTCGCGCTTGCCTGAACAACGGTGTCGGTCTTGATCGACGTCCCGCCCGATGACGTACAGTCGAGCCATTGCGTACCATCCCAGCAGCGCAATCTAACCGGCTGGGGATTGGTTTGCGTAACAGCGCCTCCTGGCCTGAAATCAGGGGCTGTTTGCGCCGCAAGCGGTGCTGCGAACAATGCAGATACAAACAGGGTGAAGATCGCTTGCAACAGCAAGGCAGCGCGCATGGCTATGCTCCTCAATTGAAATTTCAGGGGATGGCGGCTATGTGGGTGGCGCGGCGCGCGCGACACGGTGAACCTTCCGGCCGTAGCACCAGGATCAATCGATCCAGGGAGCGCCATGCGAGGGGTGGAAGTCCTCGCCGCGTGCCGCAAATCAGTTCCGACGATCATAAATGATCCTCGTATTGGCGAGCAGGGTTTTCAGGCTTGCTTCGCGCTGGCGGCGCACGCTGGTGACGAACAATCGGCCGTCGCTTGTTCGTTTGACAACGGCGACCAACCAGCTGCCATCGGCCTGCTTGACCAGTTTCAGGACGTTGTCGCCCTCGACCGCGAAAATGTCGGCATCGGCGCCAACCTGCGGCAATTGGCGATAATCGCTGATCGTCAGTTCGACATGGCCACGGCTGCGATCGGTACGTCCAAGCTGCTTTTGATAAGTGTCGGTGGACAACACGGCGACGCGCGAGGTTGCCCCGACCTGATCGATGGTCGCCTGGTCAAGTATCATCACCGGGAATGCCGCACCCGGCTCGTTCAGCGTTTCCAGGAAAGCATCTGATTGGACCAGTTCGTCCAGCGTCGATCGGGCGGCAGCCAGATCGGTTGGCGCGACCTGTTCAAGCGAACGAATGGCCTTGTCCGCAATCGCCGCCAGGCTGGCCTTACCCGCGTTGTAGCCAAAGCCCGGCGAAATACCCTCGGGGATAAGAACGGGCGTCGTACTGCCAGCGCGAAGGAACGGTTGCGGCGTGCCCATTGGCGGCCGGGCCGTAACCGACCAGCCATGGCGCGCAAGATCGCGTTCGCTGAGTTGCATGACGCTGCAACGGCAAAACCATCCGCAAGGTGGGTAATGGGTGTCCCACCACTCGTCATCAACCGGCAGGATCGTACCGTGCCAAGCACGATGAGCGGGCCGCGTGCGTGCGTCCAGCACGGCGGTGTAGCGAAGATATGGCCTGACGGCCTTCAATTCCTGGATGCGGCGCCAGCGCCCGGCCGCGCGACTGACGCGCAGGTTGGTATCGTAAATCGTGCGCAGCCGATGCGGCCCGACATTGACCGTGTCAGCTGTGCCCGTCAGCGCCGCGTCATTGACTTGCCCCCACCATCCGGCGCGCACAAGCATCGGTTCCACATTGGCGCGGAACTGTTCGAATGTGCCGCCATTGGCGATGACGTCGGCAACCGCTGCCTGGACTTCGGCCAACAGGTCGAGTTTGGCGATCTTGGCGACGGTAAAGGCACGGGCATGTTCTTCCTGCCACATTTCAGACCATCTAACGGTCGCATGTAGCGTGTCGCGGGCCTCGAATGCGCGGACGGTATCGGTCGGCGGCAAGCCGATAACCGACGAAATGGGCAGGCGATCAGCCATTGGCTGCATCCGCTGTCAGCCTGGCGAAGCGATCGCATTCGCGCTCCAGCAATTCGCGCGCGGCATTCGCCTCGCCAATGTCCAGATCGTGCGACGACGAGAATTTATAGATCATCTCATCGCCATCGGACACAAGCGCAATGACGATCGCGCGGCGCTGCCCAACCGATGCCAACGCATCGGCGACGCCCTTGGTCGTTGCGGCGACAAACGCGACATATTCTTCAAATGACGGGATGGGGGAATTCGCCATCAGCCGTCCTGACTGTCGTCGGTAAGCGCATCGATGCGCGTTGCGAACCCGGATCGGGCAATGCTTTCAGCCAAGGCTGCATCGTCGGCCAGATCGGTTTCTCGGTCGATGATCGCTTGAACTTCGGCCATGCTGGCCGCCCCCCTGATCGCGGCTAGCAACGGCTCGACAATCGGGGCCACCACTGGGCGCCACCCGTCACGAGCGAACACAGCATCGGCAGCCTCGTCCACCACATCGCGCGGATTGACAGGCGGGTTCAGCGTTTCCGCCAGGCTGATATCGACATTGCCTGGCTGTGAAGCCGCTGCGTCCTTACCGGTGCCTGGCTGTGCTAGATTGGAGTTCGTCGCGTCGATCGGCGCGGTTGCCGCTTGCGCGGACGGTTTTGCCGAACGGACATATCCTTCGCCATAGCGGTCTGAAAACGCCTCTTCGGTCAGTTCCCATCCGATATCGGACAGGGTTTTGTCCTTCTCGGCTTCGATTTTCAGGTCATCTTCCTGCTCGACCACGCGGCGAACCAGTGGTGCCGCGACATCGGGGCCAAAATTGTAATCGGTCCACCAACGCGCCGGGCCTTCGGCAAAACTGTCGGTGACCAGATCGGCATCGGCCTTCACCACTTCCAGCTTTACGTCGGCATGGACGTTGGCCTGGTTGGAACCCAAACCGGCCGCGCCGCTGTCCGTCGTCATCGTCTGGCTGAGGATGATCTTGGTGATAGCCGCGTTCATGAACTGGCACACCGCGCCAAAATCGGCGCCGGTTTTGGCCAGTTCGATTGCGGTAACAACAAAGCCTTCTGGCACAACAATGCCGCTGTCGGTGGCGATCGCGCGAATGGCTTCCAGCGCCATCCCAATTTCCTGGTCGGAAGCGCCGCGCGGATATGTCGCCTGCACGGTCGGGACTGAAAATTTGTCGAGGAAGATATTCCAGAAGCGGACGCCGTTCCGCTTGAACAGCACTGGCCAATACAGCCAGTCGGCCAGGCCTTCGCCATAAGTGACGTCGTCGTCGGTTCCGCCAGATTTCAGCACCCAGAACTTGCGGTCGGGCAGCGTTTCTCCATTTGGCTGAGTCGCGGTCAACAGGCGAAGTTTGCCGTTGCGATCATAACGAAACCGGCGCGCATGGCGCACCTTGATGCGGTCGAACGACCACAAATTATCAAGGTAGCCCCAGATGATTTCCGCAACAGCATAGCCATAGAAATTGGCCCAGAGCATCTTTTCAGTGATCCGGTCCCAACCAACGCGCGTCAGTTGCTTGCTCAACGCATCGGCCGCTTGCTGGGCGCGAGGATCATTATCGTCGCCGGACATCACTTGCCAGTCGCACGATACAACCGCGCGGATGCGCTGTTCCATGCATGATTTGACCTGGTCATCCTTGCGGACGCGTTCGTAAGGCCCCCAATCGACCGCACCCCAAAGGCGGCGATCAAGCGGTTGCTCCAATTCGGCGACCCATGGCCTGGTGATGTCGCGGCCATTGCCGGTCGTGGCGATTTCACCCATCGCTTCTGGCGCGGGCTTTTGATTGTCAGCCATCACCAGGCTCCCATTTGTCCGAAGGTATCGCGCCTGGCGACGGTGCCGAAGCCCGTGGCAGTAGTGACGAAATCGCCCACCTCGCTGCGCATTGCGCCAAGCTGGCGAAGGTCGATCGGCTGGACGTCCATGTCGGCGGCGGCCACCAGGTTCATCAGCGCAATCGCGCTGTCGCCATGGCGTTTGCCCTTGGCCCCGTCTTCCTTGTCGGATACCCGGTCAACGACCATCGGCACGCCCTTGACCAGTTTAATCAGCCGCAGGTCTTCCACGATCGCATCGGAACGCGGCAGCAGCATCGTCTGATCGTCAAAGCGCGATTTCAGGCGCGGCATGTGCTGCAAATAGGTGTTGGCATTGTCCATGCCGCCGATGATGCGGGTGGCGCCCCAGTCGGCCGCCATATCCTCGGCAAGCTGCTGGCCGTTGCCGCGTGCATCCATGCGCGCGCAACTGAACATCGGCACGGCGCGGACGATGTAATCAAGCACCTGCTTTTGTTCGCGGAACGGCACATTGCGCATCTCGATGACGAGGCGGCACAACAAAATCGTCGATGGGTCGATCTGGCCAAGCGCCACGACCGACAAATCGCTTGAACGCGCAAAGTCCTGGCCGAAAAATGATCGACGATGCGGATCGAACGTCGCCAGCACCGGCGCGATATTGTCGCGCAACCAGTCGGCGACATAGGTTTGCCGCCATTCGCGCGGTTTCAGTTCAAAGCCATCGGGCGGCGTCAGGCGATGAACGACGAACTGGTCAGTCATGCACGCTTCGATGGTCGCGCGTGGCAGGAAAGTACCAGATCCACGCGCCGGGATGACATCGAGTTCCTCGGCCGCCGCTTCGCCATAAGTCTGGCGCAGATTTGCTTCCCATGACCGTTCGGCATCTGGTGACCATGCCTTGCCGGTTCGCAGGCAGATGCGTTTGAAAAGACCCTTGGCAAGTGCGTCTTCAAGGGTCAGTCTCTGTACGATACCCCTGCGCTTTTTGGCGCGGATATCTTCGATCAATTCGTTGAATGGATTGTCCGCGCCATTATGCGTGGAGATGACGATGACGCGTCCGCCCCACATCAGCAGCGCGAGCGCGGCCTTCAACAGTTCGTTCAACTCGTCATGAAACGCCGCTTCATCAATGATGACGACGCCTTGACGGCCGCGCAAAGACCGGGGTTTGCTGGTGAGCGCGACGACGGCATGGCCGCTGGGGAAATCGACGCGGAACGCCTTGATGCCCGCTTCAGACCCGTCGTTGAACAGAAATTCCTGAACGTTGGCCGCGTGATCGAAAGCCTTGGCGAATTCAGCGCAATAACCGATGAATTCGCGCGTCATGTCCAGATTGAATGCGATGTAGAATACATCGCTGCCGCCCTTGGCGGCTGATGCTGTCAACACCGCATCGGCCGCAAATCCATAAGTCAGGCCGGTACGTCGGCTCTTTTCACAAACGAAGAGCTGGTTTTCGTGACTGAGCCGAATGGCTTCCTGTTGGTACGGAAGCAATACGTCGGGCGTTGCGCTCATTTGCGGCGCTTTCGCGCAAGCCTGGACCGCCCGGCGTCGAACCAAGCAATGTCGCCGCTGGCGATGCGGTCGATAATGGCGAGCGCGACGTCCAGGCCGGTATCGCCGTCATGCGTGACGATATCGATGTGCGGGTTGAGCTGGCCGGAGCGCTTGCCGTGCGGATGGTTGGACACGCGCACAATCCATGTCCGCTGCGCCGCATCGATCATGACATAGCGCGACGGGCTGACCGTGCAGCGGCTGGCCTCGATATAGGCGGCCAGGCCATGGCTGACGGCACGATCCCGCAGCGACATGGCAAAGGCGGCGTACTTGCCCGGCTGAACCGGCGTATCGGTCCTGCCGCCTGCATTGAAGAGATATGATCCCCGCATCAGGACAGACCCAGGATGCGGCGGCGGATGGTATCCAGGGTGGCTTCGCTCGCGCCTGCGGAACGGCCACTGCTGACCGCGTCGATCGCCGCTTGTTCGCGCGCGGCTTTCTTTGCTTCCTCGCGGATTTTGGTTTCGCGCTCGACATCGATCTTCGCGGCGCTGATGAGGTCTTTGGCGCTGCGCGCGAAATAGTGCAGGTCTTTGGGGTCGATTTCGTCAACCCCTTCCTCGGCAAGCGACAAGGTGGCGCGCGTGACCATGCTTTGGATAAGCTGGATCATCAGTCGGCCTTCCTGGCCGTCGTCGCTGCCGAATTCCTTGCCGAAAGCCTCAGCAATGGAACGCACTTCGCGCTGCTGGCGGGCGATGGCATTGAAACTCTTGGCATAGCGGCCGACAGCCGAACGGCTGGCCTCCGCGCCAAGCGACCGGATGACCTGGACGATATCGTCGATCGACTGACGCCGCTCGATGGCGGCATGGACTTCGGCCAGGATCGCAGGATCAAGCTGGTCGATCGTTGAACGGCCAGCCATCAATCACCCGTCTTGTGACGATGGATGCCATCGATCTGCAATCGACCGGCGGCAACGTCCTGGCCATCGGGCAAGATGCGCACGGCAAGATATGGACCCAGATTTTCCGCCGCGACCATACCCTGGACGGCCAGCCATTCAAGCTGCTGGCGGACATCGCGCCGCGCCACGCGGTGGCCATTGGCAACCAGCAGCATGGTGATGTTGTCGTCGTTATGCTCGCCGCCGATTTCGTCGATCAGATCGAGGATGGCGCGGCGCACGACGGGCAGGATGATGGCCGCAATCATGCGCGATCAAGCCCGCGTTCGACCAGTGTGCTCAGATAATCATTGGTAGTGCCAAGCTGCCGCCCGACGCCCTGAATTTCGGCCTCGACCCTCGACATGCGGGCCAGCAATAAAGTGATGTCCTGCGCCAGTTCGTGACGCGACGGCTTTTCCCTGGATGCCTGTTCGAGCAAGGCAATGCGCCGGGAATGATCCTCGAAATTCCTGTCGCCGCGTTCAAGCCGCGCGTCGATCCGCTCCAGCAGCGAAACGGTGCGATCCTCGACGCTGAGCAGGCTCGCCTTGGTCGCGGCTTCCTGCTTGCTGGCAAACTGCGATCTCAACCACAGCACGATGGCGGCGATGGCGATCGGGGTCAGCCCGGTCAGGACCGGCCAGAACGCGCGAATATAGTCGAGAATTGGCAAGTGCTTCCCCCAGGGCTGTACATGGGGGAACAGTGAAGCCTGGGCGCATCGCCGCTGCGCTTCCGAAAGCGGTCAGGTCAGTCGTTTGGTTCGGCGAAAAGGTCCATCTGGCGCGTGTCGGTCACGCTGGGCAACTGCACGGCCGGAACGGCGTCGGTTCCCTCGTCGGTCGCGTTGATGAGGTGCGACACATAGGTGCGGCTCATCCTCATGATGCGTGCGGCGTCGGCAGCGCTTATCTTGCCCGCTCGCACCGCTGCGATCAATCCCGCTCTTTTCGCCTTCCTGATCGCCGCCGCGCCGGTCGGAATGGCGACCATCGTGCCGCCATAAGCGAAGGTGAACTTGTTGATCGCATCCGTATCCAGAATGCCCGACAAGGGCGATCGTGCCGGGTCCTTGCTGATATAGAGATAGTCGCCGCCAAACGCCTCCACGATGGCAAGGGTGGGCCGTGCGCCGATATGCGCGGCCATTTCAAGCATCCGTTGCGACCAGCTCCTGTCCGGCCTGGCATCGTCAGGAATCGGCAGCGTGTCGATCGACGGCAGTTCGGTACGCGGAACACGGTGCGTGTTCACGCCGTTGCCGATGACCGCGATGGATTTGCCGGGAGAGGTGGCCATTGCCCTCACTCCTTGCCGATCGCGCGGCGCAGGCGTTTGCCCAGCAGCTTGATGACCGCATCAAGCTCGTGCGCGGTCCATTTGGCCGGATCGGCACCGACATCGATGGCGGATGCCGCATAGGCGCCCGGTTCGACCTGGCCGACAATGCGCCGGTCGCGCAACGCGCGCCAGATCGCGGCGACAACGGCGCGACGGTCAGACAACAGGTCAGGCGTTGACGGCCATTCGACGCCTTCGCGCCCTGCCCATGATTTCAGCGCTTCGATAACCGACGCCGCTTTGGTGTGGTCGAGGAAGCGTAGCGCGGCGATGCCGGTCTGGCGGCGAACAAAGGTGTCGATCGTCCTGTCGCGGGTGTCGTCTGTCGCGCCCAGCCAATAGAGCGTCCACCAAAGCGCGCGGATTTTGCCGATATGCGCACGGTGGCCCTGCGGCCCTTTCCAGTCGCGGTTCAGCCGGTCGAGCACTTTGCCCAGTTCGGCAAGGTCCATGTCCTTCATCGACGCCTTGCCGGTCACGCCGATCTGGACATCACGGCGCGCATCATCGTCCAGGCCGTGGCGAGCGCAGGCGGCGCGGATGGCACCCATCAGCTTCCTGCGGCTGTCAGCCTTGCCTTCTGCGGTTCGCAGCACGCGCTCCATGTTGCGGGCGAACGGGGCGATCATTTCAGCACCAAGGTCGGCGTATTGCCGCCGACCCCTTTGTTTAAATCGACTTGCCTGCCCGCATCCCATCCAGCATTGCGGTCGCGGTTGGCATGAACATCATTTGCCTTGCCAGACCTTGGCATGACATTTGTCATCGCTCCGAACCGCTGTTGCAGGAATTGGTCGACCAGGTCGTTTTCTGGTTGTTCAGGGTATAGCTGAGCGATCTTCTTTACGACCGCGAACGACCATCCTTCGCAATACGCATCTGCCCGCGCTGTCTTCCTGGTGGATGATGCCACTCGTTTAAGTGCGGAGTTGATATATTCACGCCGTGCGCGTTTTAGCTGCCGATACAACGTCGAAAACCCATAAGCAGCGATTTCAGGCGCAGGGGTCATGCCAACGAATGCCCAACCTCTATCCTCCAAGAGGATTGGCTTGCACGGAATGGCACGCGACACAGCCTGGGTGAGCATGGTTTCCCAGCGACTAGGTGTGAAATTTCCGCTGCCATTTGCTGCCGCGATATCGACTTCCAGAAGTTCTACGTCAGCCTGATCGAAACCATATTCGTCCATCAGCGCGCGTGCTTTGGCGAGTGCGGCAGCGGCTTCATTTTCGTTGTCTGATTTAGCCAGCGCGAGGCATTTCCTGATGCGCTTGAGCAATTCAATCTTATCCATCACAGAAGCGCCTTCACGAAAAAGGCCAGGACGAAGATCATCGTCCACAGCGCGATGCTCAGGGAAAGGATGATGGCGACACGCGCCGCAGGCGGCAGCTTGTCGGCGTGGCGCGCGTTCATTGCCCGCCTCCATCGGCATATGCGAACGGGATTGCGGTGCCGCAGCGTGCGCATTCTGCCGACCGGCGGCCGATGAAGAACGATCGCCCGCTACAACCAGGACAATCCGTTCCAGGGCGATAATTCACGCAATAACCGCGGTGGCGAAGCACGCGACGCAGTTGTTCGGTCTTGCCGTGTCGCCGCGCGTTGATGAGCACTTCAACAAACATCGGCCTGCTCCCGACGGTATAGGGCAAGCTCATGTTCTATCGCCTGGCGCATTCGGTAACCTTTTCCAGTACCGGAGCCAGCGTAGCTGTCTACGATAGGGTGACTGACCCATTCTTCTGCCGACATGGTGCCAAGAACCTCATGCAGTTCATCGCAGTCAAAATCAGCTGGAGGATTGGCGAATAGATAAACGAGGGCGTTGAAAATCGTTGAGCCATTACTCAGCAACTGACGGCCAAACACTTCACCAATAGTGGTCAGTGCGGCGCTCAATACCGATCTTCCCTGTCGGCGAAGAGCGTTAAACAACGCAGTGGTAAAAGCTAACTGACCTGGCTTAAGCGCTAGTGGCGATTGCTCCATGGCAATGGCCAATCCGGCATCGGTAACGAGCTGGTTGATGATTACGGCTTCAATATCGCCGGCGGCGACCGACGCTCTAAATAGATCGAGCTTGGTCATTACCTTGCGCTGGCGATTTGCGGTGGCAAACGTAACCGCTTCGTCGGCACATGAGGCGAAGGCCACCACGGAGCAAGGAAGATGAGGGATATCCCCTCTAATCCGCGCCGCCTCCGTGCGGTGCTGGCCATCAATCACGAACAGCCCCTCTGGTCGCTGAGCGACCAGCAACGGCACGCATAACCTCCAGTCCCAGCCTGAGGCAATTTTCTCGATAAGGTTGCGCGATACCTTGTTATCGATCGGACGTTGATAGCTGGGGTCGGTCTGCAGTCGATCCACTGCGACAAACTGGATTGCCGGAGGCTCGCCTACGGCAGGGGGATAGCGTTTGGTCGTCATGACTCAGCCCTTTCCTGGGTTGCCGCCAGCAGGCGGTTGCTTAATTCTAGGAAGCCCTGGTCCGTCCGGCGCAGTGCGCAGGCGCGTTTCAGGCCGTAATGGATGGTTGAATGGTCGCGGCCCCGCACAGCGCGGCCGATGCGGCTGAGGTTGTACCCAAGCCCTTCGCGCGCCGCCCAGAACACGGCGAAGCGGATGTGGACGCAACGTTTGTCCTTTTGGTCGGACATGATCCGAACGACAGGGATATCGTAGAGTTGCGCCGCCAGTTGGATCATCGCGGCGACCGGGGTGACTGGCGTTTCCATCATGCCACCCTGCCGATCCCGCCGATCGGCGCGTTGATGTTGCCCTGAACGGCCGCCGCCAGGATATGGGTAAGCCGATCCAGTGCCCATTCGCTGAGCCAGGTCGTCGTCATCGTGCCGTCAGCATGGCGAAGGGTGAGCGACCACGATGTTTGATCGGGCGTCGATGCGCGATCGACGCCGATGACGATCGCGGAGGTCATCGGTGTTCCGGGCGGCGCCATTGAGGCGGTGACGGGCGCGAGAAGTTCACGCGTCATCGGTTTCTGTTCGTTCACAGGCCCCTCCACACATTGCGAACCGACACGTAAAGCCAGGTGAGCAGGGCCAATGGCGCACGGATGGCATGGCCAGCAGGCAGTTCGGCCACCACTTCGCCAACCACGCGGCCATGCAGGCGCAGCGCCCGCGCCTGGCCTTCGGCATCATTCCAGTCCGACGCGTAAACCGTGGTGGAGAGCAACGACCCGTTGTGCGGATATTCGATCGAAAAGCGCCGGTCGCGCAGCGGAGAGGCCGTCATGGCCGCCTCCCGATATTCGCCTGGATGGCGGCCTGGGCAATCGCATCTTCGGCCTTGTCGATTTCCTGACGCAGCCATTCGATCTCTTCGCGGTCGAGCATGGCCACCCCCACCTGCTTTCCAAATTGGATCGAGATGCTGACGCGATGGCCGATCAGGCTGGGTGGAAGGCCTTCTGCATAGGGTATCTCATTGATCCCAACGTACAAACAGGATGATGATTTCAGCATTTCCCCATTCATGGTCGGGACTGAGCGGCCGTAGCCACTAAGGAATTTCTCCTGGTTTGGTATCGAGTAGCGTTTCAGCGTCATGCGGCTTCTCCCATGTGATTTTCACGATCGTCCAGGATCGCATCGACCAGGCCGTCATCGGCGACGATCATCAGCAATTGCCCGGCGAGAAATTCGGTGTTGAGCGAGCGCAGGCGTGCCGCATCGCGCAGTTTCAGCCAGGTTTCGGCATCGATATGGATAGGAAATCCGGCGCGGTGGGCCTTGGGCTTGAACACCCGGTCAGTGCGCGAAAAACTGGCTTCCAGCGCGCCGACTGTCTTCACCTCGATGCCGATGCGCTCGGCGATCTGACGTGTCGTCAGCCCCTGGCTGCGCAAGGCGATGACGGCGGCGGTTCGGCTGGGATAACCCATGCAGGGTATTGGCCCGGCCATCACAGATGTCCCGGCATTGCCGCGCACGTGGCTGGCGCGATACCAGCATGGGTACGCGCGCGGCTGGCGATGCGTTCCAGGTCGATCGTCTTTGCCTCGACAGCAGCGATCATGTCTTCCAGCACGATGCGCGCGGTCACGCTGCCGCGATGTTCCGCCGCCATGTCGCGGCAGGCATGTTCAAGCTGGCGGCGCAGCTTTTCCAGTTCGGTACGGCCGAAAATCTGGCGTGCGGCGATCGCGGCCGACAGATCGGCGACGATGTCTTGAAGGTCGTTTGCAACGGGCATGAAATCAGTCCTCCTCACGGTCTGGGTTGTCGGTGTTGTTGGGGCACGAAGGGCAGGCGCGATCGAAGGCCAGGTGGACTTCGTGGCGCGGTGAATGCGCGCGGCGGCGGTTGCGCAGGCAGGTCTTGAGCGCCATCGATCCGAACAGCGGGCACATCACGCGCTCCGCACTGAACGCGGCGCGGACAAGCCGTTCGGCTTCGCCATAATCGCCGGGATATTTTGCGTTGATGATCTTGCTGACGACGCCTGATGAATAGCCGATGCGCCCCGCCACATCGCGCTGGCTGGCGCGGTCACATGCTTCCGCCAGCAGCTTGATCCATGCAGGCATGTCGATGCCCCAGGCAGCAACGGCCTTGTCGATATTGGTGCCAGGAATGGTGTGGTTAACAAACATGGTTAACTTACCCCCCCGACATCAGCAGGGTTGGACGCGCGCCTGGGCGTGATGACATGCATCGCCTGGGTGTTGCGATCGATGACGACCCGCACCGCGCGATTGTCGATGACGCGGCGCGTGATGATCGGCGTGCGGCGGCCGGTATTGCGCACCAGGACATAGACCGACCAGGTGCCGCGCATATGCGATCCACGCGCTTCCCGGCGCAGATAGCCTGCACGCATCAACCAGTTAATCATGGTTTCGGCCGATCGCCGGTGGCATCCGGCGGTCAGCATCAGTTGCGGCAGGTCGAACCGCTTCATCACACGCATGGCGATCCACAACCGGTCGCTGGCGGTCGGCTGGCGCATGGTGATGCGGCCTTCGACATCGACATGTGGCGGCACCAGCGGTGGTTCAGGATCGTTGGCAATCTTCGGTGCCACCGCAAAACGGATGGGCTGGCCGTCGATACGCATGACCAGCCCTGCCTTGCGCCAGCGCGACAAGCGATGCTGGATGGCATTGGGCGCGGCGCCGCAATCCTGATGCAGTTCGCGGATCGTGCGTGGCTGTTCGGCCGCCAGCAGCGCGCGCCACAACGGCGTTTCCACCGGCGTGCCCGGGTTGGCGTAGTTGATATATGCCATCACGCGGCCACTTTCCGGCGACGGGGCAGTTGGCCGGTCATGAACGGACGATTGGCCCAGCGCTCGCGGTTCATTGACGCCGTGCCCGCCGCCATGGCCTCAGCCTGGGCTTGTTGCAGGTTGACGACGATACGACGGGTAACGCCGTGGCACGCGGCATGGATATCCACGACCAGGTCATCCTCAACCACGGCGCGGTTGCAATAGTGATCGCGCAGCAACAGCGCGTCCTCAACCGATGCAGGCTCGGCTGGCTGGGAAACAAGGATACGATTGTCGAACCGTTCGCGCCTCTTGAGCTTGGACGGCAACGTTTCCTCGCCGATCATCAATATCGGAATGCGCGTCGCGTCGTGGATGGCGCGGATGATCTCAATCCAGTCGCGGTCGACGATATAGTCAGTCTCGTCGATGACGAGCGGCTGGGGCGATGCGGTTAGCTGGTCCTTGATCTGCGCCAGCAGGCGCGGCGCCGATCGTTCGAGTTTGGCGATGCACAGTTCGCTGGCAATCGCTTCCAGCATGGCGCGCTGGGTCCAGGTCGGCTCCGCGACGACATAGATGCCATCGAAATGCGCTGAGATATGCGCGGCAGCGACCGATTTGCCATAACCCGACTGACCAAAGAAAAGGCCCAGGCGCGGCACGCCGGGTGGCGCTTCCGCGATCTTCAACATCGCGGTCATCGCCAGGCGCATGTTGGTTAGCTGGGCAGGCGGCTTGATGCCGACGCTTTCAGCCGCGAAGGTTTCGTGGGTCATCAATATGTCTCCCGTGTATTGGCGATTTTCTGGGTTGGGGTCGGGGTTGGGGCTGGGGCTGGGCGCGGCGCGAAGTGCGTCTTCAGGATCTTGTCGGCGCGATATTCCTCGGACGTCGCAAAGCGGCGTGCCCAGCCAAGTTCGTCGGCATCGACATCGATTCCGGCCGATGCGTTGGCGATCAGCTTGTCAGCGGCGGCGACGCGTTCGTGGAATGGCAGCGACGCCATCGGCGTGCGGCCTGGCGATGGCTGCGCGATCGTCCTGGCATCGACCGGCGCACGTGTCGGCATGGTCGCATCGCCCGTGCCCGGATTGTCCGTGCCCGCCGCCGACACGCTTTCCAGCATCGGCGTCGAATGGTCAGTCGTTCGCACCGGCAGCATGGCCAGCTTGCCAGCGGCAACGGCATCCTGGCGGAGCAGGTCATTGCGTGCCTGTTCGAACGTGAATGTCTTCTTGCGTTCGCGCAGTTCGGCGCGCTGTTCCGCCATCCACTCTTCCTGCTGGCGGCGCGCCTGCATGGCGAATTGCTGTTCGGAAAGACCGGAACGTTCATGGTTGACCGCAGTGGCGATGAAGGCGCCATCGGGCGAAAAGACGAACACTTCGCCCAGATCGTCCTCGTCGCGCCGCACCGAAACGCGCCGCCCGATATAGGGGACGAGTTCGGCCGCCCAGTAACGGCCGCGCATCCACTGCACGCCGCGCTTGCCCACGGTGACGTCACCGATATACGCTGACAGCGCGAGCTTTAGCGTGGCATCGTCGGGCGCGCGGCGCGAAGAGACCGGCGATGCGGCGAAACGCGCAAGCGGCGCCATGTTTGTGCCGCTATGGACGCGCTGGGCATAAACGCCCTCCATCCAGTTATCGATGACCTGCTGTAATTCATCAGGCGTCATTTCCGGCACGATGACGGCGCGCCCTGTCCGTTTCTTGGCAGCACCGCGCAGGCGCTGCGCATCGGCGACATTGTGCCCCGCGAACCCGGCCAGCAGGGCAGCGCGTTCGCGGGTGAAGGTGCCGAACAGGCGTTCGACGAACGGCTTTTTTTCCGGGCTGCCAGGAAGGCAGGGTTCAACCTCAATCCCCAGCAGGGGTGCGGCCGTCAGGATCGTATGGTTGATATAGCCGGACCCGTTGTCGGTGCGCAGCCGTTCCGGCATGACGCCCCAGGCCCGGATGGTTTCGACAAGAGTACGGCGAACCGACTGCGCGCTTTCCGACGGAACGACCAGATATTTGGCGCGGCGCGAATAGACATCGATAATGCCCAGGATGCCGCGCCGACCGCCCTTGGTCATTACATCGGCAATCGTGGTGTCGATTTCCCACACCTGGTTGGCATGAGTGATCGCTGCGTCCGCCCTGCCCAGCGCCAGCCGGAACTTTGACTTGTACGCATCCGGGTCACGCGTGCTGGCCAGCAGTGCGGCCTTGTCGCGTTCAAGGCGGGCGATGAAGCGTTCAAGGGTGCTTTGTGAAGGGAGGTCGATGAACTGGGTGGCGACCAGTTCGCGCACGCGCGCCGCCGACAATGGACGATCGGTAATCAGAACTTCGACGGCGGCAGCCACTTCGGGATTGCGCGTGAAATAATCGGACCCCTTGGGCCGCCCAACCCTGCCGCGCGGGCGGGACGAGGGCATTCCTGTCCAGCGGTCGATATAATCGCGCAGCGCCGGTTCGGGCAGATCGGCGACCGCGTATAGCCGCCCGCCGCCAGGGCCGGTGCGCGGCACCCAGGTCCAGCCCAGGCGATCGGCAACCAACTGCACGCCGCGCTTGGTTTCGGGCAAGCCTTCCAGCGCCAATTGCGCAATCTCGTGCGCGCTCAGATGAGTGCGGTTCAGCAGCATGGCGGCGCCTCGCCATCCAGCAAGTCGATCAGTTCACGGATATGGTTGCCCAGACGGCCACGGATATCCTTGCCAACTGGCAACGCGTCGATGGCAACGAGAAGGGCACGGGCTTTCTCGATCGGTCCTGGTGCTTTCGGCAGACCGGCAATAACCAATGTGTCTGGTTTAACGTGGAGCAACTCGCCGATGGCATCACGTTCGTAAGCTGTCATCAGCTCCGGGTGCGACCAGATGATGCAAGCCCTGATATCATCGATGTAAAACCTAAGGGCGCGAGCACCGGATCGATGCCATGCTATAGATAGCTCATGATCGCCCGATGAGGGACGCGGTATCAGTTTGAGCTTTTCGGCCGCCAAGTCCTGAAATACCGCCCGAAACTCGTCAGCAGTCCGCCGATAATCCGAGGGGATAGATGTCAATGGCCGCGCAGCCGCTTCTAGCGATGCGGCATCGCGCCGCATAATTTCTGCGGGCGCGCGTCCCATAATTTCCATGCTGGCACTGCTGAGCCTCTTCATAGCGGCTTGTCCGCAGTGCAATGGGCTGGGTAATTGGTGTAATTGGCGGTTTCCAGGAGAGGCGCATTGTTTTCACGTTTCAAACATGAACTGACAGCTTGTTCGACGGCAGCTTTGACGCGCCGCGAACTGCGACCCCGAAAAAAATCCGTCACTGATTTTGCCGGGAGGCCATTCAGGCGCTCAAACCTGGCAACCGATCCGAATGACTTCCGGATATCGGCCTTGATGTCTTCCCGGTGCATTGCATCGATCATTGTTACACATATCCGAAAAATCGGTCCTATATTTCGGATAATGGGGCAATGAGCTTGGGTCAAGCGACAAATTCGAGTTCGTCGACCAGTGAGCGATTGTTGCTGGCGTTGGGGCCGCGCGACATGCTTTGGCTTTCAAAGGCGACGGGCATTCCCCCGCAAACTTTGAGCGATTATGGACGGAGAGGGATTTCAAAGGCCGAAGCCGCGGTGAAGATTGCGCGTGCTTTGGAAGTGTCGCTCGATTGGCTTTTGGCAGGTGAGCCGCCGCTAGTCGCGGACAGTTCAGAGTGGGGCGAAGTTGTGGCATCGGCAGCGGCACACAAGTCGTGGCCTCAGCAGGCCATTGAGGTTCCGGTGTACGACGTTGACGTAGCTGCTGGTTACGGCCGGACTCCGCTAGAGAGCGATCCCGTCGGCTACTGGCCGATCCCCGTGCAGTGGATCGTAGATCATCTAGGCGGCGATCCGAATTTGAATATCGTGCGAGTGTCGGGGGACAGCCAGGAGCCCGAGCTGCGTAACGGCGACATGGTCATGATCGACCGGCGCCAAAATAGAATCGCGGCGGGCCTCCACGTCGTGCGGCTGGACGACACGCTGATGATTAAGCGCATCCAGTTGGAAGGTCGGATTGTTCGCCTCGTCAGCAACAACAAGACCTATCCAGACGTGCCAGTCGATATGCAGGTCGATCAGGATAGGTTCGAGATCATCGGTAGGGCGGTTTGGGCTGGAAAACTATTGTAACGCAGGCGTTTTTATGATCCTCCGGTTGTTGTTAACGACGGGGGTGAAATATGATTTTTGGTATGTTGTTGATGATTGTCCAGGCTCAGGAAACGTCGTCTGCGGCTGAAGTTCCTGCGCCAGCACCTACTCAGACCGCGACAGAGGCTTCACCGCCTGTCGATACCGGCCTGCATTTGCGCCTGGCATGCGTCGGCACTGGTGAGCATAGCGTTACACATAGCAGATCTGCCCTTGCCTTCACCAACAGGGGCACAGTCTTCGGGGCGCTTGGCTCTTATACCGACCAGCAGAATTTCGATGACCAATTGGACGTCGACATCGATGGCAACAAAGGCCGGGTGCGCTTGCCGCGTCGATTGTTGCCGCCGATCCATGGCGGCGATGCCGGATGGTTCGACATCCAGAATATCAAAATCACGGAAGATGCCATTACAGGTAAGGTAGGCATCAACTTTGCGCATCATCCTGATTTGCGCATCGACAGGCGTACCGCGTCCATTTCTCTGGACGGCAAGGTGGGGTCATATTCTGGCCGGTGCGCAAAAGCCGATACCGAGGCAAAAGCATTCTAATCACGCTAGGGGGAAATTCATGTTTGCGATATTCTTGATGGCCGCGCAGGCCCAGCAGGCGGTTGCGCCGGTTCCAGCCACGACGACTTCGATCGTCGCGCAAAAGCCTGTTGTCGAAACCGGCCATGCCGTGCTGCCTGCCAACACCGACATCATCCTGCGCCTGGACGAAGAGGTGTCGTCCAAGCGCTTCAAGGAAGGTCGGACATTCCGCCTGACCGTGGCGCAGGACGTGATGCTGGGTGATTATGTGGTCATCCCGCGCGGCACACCGGCCAATGGCGTTGTCAGCTATCGCACGGGCAAGGGCGCATTTGGCAAATCGGCCAAGATGGAAATCGACCTGGTCGAAGTTCTGCTGAATGGCCGGTCGATCCAGTTGAACGGACATTACCGCCAGGAAGGGCAAGGCAATACCGGGGCAACCGTCGGCGCGGTGGTGGCGGTTGGCGTGTTTTCCGCCTTCGTCACGGGGCGCAGCGCGGTGTTCGAACAGGGCCGTGAGTTCCGCGCGACGACGCGCGCACCCCTGGACGTGAAGCTGGGCGGGTAATCCGGGCCGATTTTAAGCCCGTACAGCGCGTTTGCGGTGCCGGGTGGACCATCGGACCATTTTCCCCTTCACCTATGCGGGGCAGCGTGCCCCGCGCAAAATAGAGGCCATCCGGCGACGGGTGGCCTCTTTCATGTCGACAAATCGTGGCGATATCATCAATGTTCGCATTATGTTCTGTTCGAATCGCGGGGTTGAATGATGGCGGGTCATGCGATGGTGATGTTCGGGGAATGGCTGCTGGCGCAGGCGGCACGTGAAGACTGGATCGGCGATCTGGCGCGGATGGCGGTTGGCGATGCGCATTTCGCGCCCGGCTGGAGCGCCGATGATCTGCGCATCCATATGTCGGTGCCCGACACTGACCCGGAACTGTTCGTCACCCTGGACGATGCGGAGCGGGAATGGCAATGCTGCCAGGCGGGGATTGCGGCGTGATGCGCGGCGCATATCGCCGGGCGGTGGAGCCAGCGACGCCCGAGCAGGTCCGCGCGACATTGCGCGGCCTGGCTGCCCATTATTCGGAAAGCCTGGCGGGACTGTCGCGCCTGGTCGGGCGCAACCAGACCTATCTTCAACAGTTTCTGGAACGCGGCGTACCGCAACGCCTGCCCGAAGACGTCAGGTTGCGCCTGGCGCGATATTTCCGCATCGACGAGCGCGAGCTGGGCGCCCGTGACCCGTGGTCGCCGTGACGCTGGTTATGGCTGGCGGATGACTGTTGCGAATGGCGCGTCGGTGCGGCATTGAGGGGGCATCGTCGAAGGCGCGGCGCACGCTGATTTGATGATGTCCGCTGGCTGAAGCGCAGCCGGAATCCTCGCCACCCGTATCGGGGTGGCCATGGAAAAAACGCCCGCCCCAATCCGTATCATGAAGCCCGGCACCTTCACCGATGTGAAGGGCAAGACCGTCACCTTCACGCCTGCCGACCTTCAACAGATCGTCGATACCTATGACGCGGCGGAATATCCCGCGCCGCTGGTCGTCGGTCACCCCAAGACCGACGATCCGGCGATGGGCTGGGTGAAGGGCCTTGGGCTACGCGACGGTGAAATCGTGGCGGAGCCTGACCAGGTCGATCCGGCATTTGCCGAAGCGGTGAACGCCGGTCGGTTCCGCAAGATCAGCGCCAGCTTCTATTCGCCCAGCAGCGCCGCCAACCCGGTGCCCGGCGGATATTATCTGAAGCATATCGGATTTCTGGGGGCCGCCGCGCCCGCCATCAAGGGGCTGGGCACCGTGGCCTTTGCCGATGGCGCCGATGACGACACACTGACGCTGGATTTTGCCGAAACCGATCTGTCGCGCGCGCTTAACGCGGCGATCGACACGATGAAGGAACCGCGCGCCGACATCGTCCGGCGCATGGCGAGCGCGGCGGGCATTGTGCCAAACACCGTCAACGAAATCCTGAACGGCGACATCGCGTCGCCGCCCGACGCCCGCCTGCGCGGATTTTCCCGCGTGCTGGGCATCCCCTTCGACACGCTGAAATCGCTCGTCCCCGCGCCCGCTGCGGACGCCACACCCAAGGAGATCAATATGTCCGAAACCGTCGATCTGGCAGAGCACAACCGCGTCCAGGCCGAACTGGAGGCATCGCGCGCCGAACTCGACCGGCTTCGCAAGGAAGCCGCAGACCGTGAAGCCAGGGCGTTGCACGACGCCAATGTCTCGTTTGCAGAGGCGCAGCGCGCTGCGGGCAAGCTGGCACCTTTCGCCGTCGATCGCGTCATCGCGCTGATGGACAATATCGGTGCTGGCGACGTGATCGCGTTCGGCGAAGGCGACGCCCGCGAAGAGGTGTCGCCGATCGACCTGTTCAAGGGCCTGTTCGACAAGGCGCAGAAGATCGTGGCGTTCGGTGAACATGCAGGCGCCGACAAGGGCGATCCTGAGGAAAAGTCGCCGTCCGACCTGGCGCAGGAAGCGGTCAACTTCGCGGAGTCTGAAAAACAGGCAGGCCGCATCGTTACCGCTGCGCAGGCCGTGCGCCACGTCGCCCGCAAGGCGAACACCTGAACCATCCCCGCAGACGCTTAAAAAGGAGCATATCATGGCAGGCCGGACTGACGGACTGATTAAGAACTTCCGCGCAACGGTTGCAATTCCTGCGCGCACCATCGTCAAGTTCGGCGCGTCCGACCTTGATATCGTCATCTCAGCCATTGCCGCCGACGCATCGATCGGCGTGACGGGTGAGCTTGATGCAGCGGCCGGTGAACGTGCCGATGTCCATATGGGCGACATTGTCGAGGTTCGGTATGGCGGTAACGTCACGCGCGGCGACCCGTTGACCACTGCTGCTGATGGCAGTGGCCGTGCGGTTACTGCCGCGCCCGGTGCTGGCGTCAAAGTGCGCCTGATCGGCTTCGCAATGGCATCCGGCGTTGCCGATGACATCGCCGCTGCCCGTTGGGCGCCTGGCGTGATGACCGGCTGATCGCTTTCCTTTCAACGACGTTTCATCACCAATTCAGGAGCCGAAAATGGCACTTTCCCCCTATCCTATCGATCCGGCGCTTACCGCGATCGCCATCGCGTACAAGAATGCCGAATATATCGCCGACCTGGTGTTGCCGCGCATCCGCGTCGGCAAGCAGGCATTCAAGTTCATGCAGTACAGCGCCGACAAATTCTTCAACGCGCCCGACACCTTTGTCGGCCGCCGATCGAAGCCGGGCGAAGTGACGCTGGACGGTGCCGAGGTTCCTGATTTCACCGAAGATCATGCGTTGGACGGTGGCGTGCCCAAGGCTGATATCGACAATGCCGATGAACGCTATAACCCGCTGGACGATGAAGTCGCCTTCATCATGGAGCTTGTCGCGTTGCGCCGCGAAATCCGCGCGGCGGGCATCATCCATAATGCGGCGACTTATCCGGCCGGACTGAAGGTAGCGCTGGCCGGGGGCAATCAGTTCAGCGATCCTGCATCTGATCCGATTGCGGCGATCAACGGCTATCTCGACCTGCCACTCATGCGGCCCAACCAGTTGGTGTTCAACCAGACCGGATGGACCAAGTTCCGCAGCCACCCAAGCATCGTCGAGGCGGTACTGGGCACCGGCGCCAAGAAAGGCGTCGTCAAGCGCGAAGCGGTCGCCGAACTGTTCGAGGTCAATGAAGTGCTTGTCGGTACGGCGCGGGCGAACAATGCCAAGCGCGGCCAGGCCCCGAACATTGCGCGGGTGTGGGGCAACCATATCGCCGCGCTGTACAAGGCGCCGATCCCGCAGGCCAGGGGCGCGATGACCTTTGGCGGCACTTTCCAGTTCGGCGATCCGATCGCCTCGCAGTGGGAAGACAAGGACATGGGGATGCGTGGCGGCACGGCCTGCCGCGCGGGCGAGAGCGTGAAGGAGCGCGTTATCGCCGACCAGGCGGGCTTCTTCATCGAAAACGCCTTCAGCTGATCGGTGCTGGCGCGCGGGGGAGTTTTGCGCGCCGCGCTGGAAGGGGTGGCCTGGCTGCCATGGCCACCCCTTTTCCCAAAGGAATTTGCCATGACCGAGACAATGAAATTCACGCCTTCATTCCGCGCTAATCGCTGGTTGGAAATCGACAATGCCACTTTCCATGCTGGCGACGCGATTGACATCGAACTGAGTGAAGCAACGGTGGACCAGCTTTTCCCGCTGGGTGTGATTGAGATCATCGTCCGCGATGACGCCGACATTCACGCCGATGATGCCGAGATGGCAGCCCCGGCCGTCGCCAAACCTGCCGTCAAACCAAAAGCCCCGAGGCGCAATGCGGCCAAGCCTGCCGCGCCCGATCCCGCTGCCCAGGCATAGGCGCGCGCGGCGGTGCGGTTTCCACCCGGCCTGTTCGATGAACTGACCGATCCGCTGCCCTGCGAACGCTGTGATGGCGATGGCTGGGTGCCGGGCCAGAAAGGCGACCGCATCGACTGCCCCAGATGCGCCGGTTGCGGCGAAGAACCAGAAAGGAAACGCAAGCGATGACCGATACTCAACAGCAGCAGTCCGATAATATTGCGCCGCCTGGCGACTATGCCATTGTTGAAATTCTTGGCCATCGCACGATGATCGGCCGGGTAAGCGAGGTTGAGAGATTCGGCACGAAGCTCTTGTCCATCGAACCCTTGTTCGATGGCGAGCTTCTGCCCGCGGTGCTGGTCGGTGGCGGATCGCTTTATCAGTTCACGCCGTGCACCGCCGAAGTGGCCGTCGCCCGAATGCCGCGTAAGAAATGGCAGTTACCTGCCAGTATATCCGCAGCTCTATCGGGCGATGCGCTGGCAATTGCCGATGCGTCAGGCGAACCTGATAGCGACGATAATTATGGCGATTTGGATGAGGTGTTTTGATGACCACTTTTATCCTATTCGTCATCTATCTCGCCGGGATCGTGGTTTTCATGGCGGATGAAGACGGCTGGCCTCTTCACCAACGGTTGCTGCTTAGCCTGGTCTGGCCTGCCGTGATGGTCGTCGCCGCGTGCGTGGAATTGTACGATCTGGTCGACCGCAAATGGTGACGTTGCGCATCAAGCAGCCCGGTGAAGTGCGCGTCTTTGATCCGGCTATTGCCAGCGCGTCGGCGATCGTCGCGCTGGTCGATGCGGTATCGACGCCACGCGGCCTGGTGCCTGGTGCGCCCAATCTTGATCTGACGGCCGAACTGGCGGGCGGCGTGGTGCGCGTGACATTGGGCGGTGGCGCCGATGGCGAGCGCTATCTGGTCACGGTGCGCGTGGGCAATGCCGATGGCGAAACGCTGGCAGGAGAGATCGACCTGGCGGTGATCGACGGCGCATGGGTGATGCCCGATGGCGGCGTGCCTTATGTTTCGGTCGCGGCATTTGTCGATCGTGTCGGCCTGGATGAAGTGCTGCGCCAGACCGATCTGGACGGTTCGGGCCGGATCGATCGCGCTTTGGTCATCAAGGCATTGTCGGATGCCCAGGCGATGGTCGATGCCAATCTGGCGGGCAAATATCAGTTGCCGCTGGCCAGCGTGCCGCCGCTTGTCGAAATGCTGGTGTGCGACCTGGCCCGCCTTCGCCTTTATCCTGGCGGCGCGCCGGAAGGCATTGCCGATGCCGCGAAATCGGCGACGCGCACGCTGGAACGCATCGCCAGCGGCCAGATGCAATTGGGCGTTGCCGCCGCCGAGGCGCCGCCGCCTGCCGCCACGACATCGATCCTCATCAGTCCCGGTCGTCGGCAATATCCCGATGGCCTGTGCGATTATTGAAGGGCTGAGGCATGGCCGACCCGATCGTCATTGATGTCGAGATCAGCAACACGCTGAGCGATGCGCTTAATCGCGCGATTGCCGGTTCGTCCGACCTGTCGGTGCCGATGAGCGATATCGCCGGGCATCTGGCCAGCGAAGCGCAATTGCGCTTCGAGACGGGCACCGATCCGGCTGGAGTGCCGTGGAAGCAATCGAAACGTGCCATGGAAGACGGTGGCTTGACGCTGGTGCTGTCGGGCGACCTGAAATCATCCATCCGTGAAGACTGGGGGCCGGATTATGCGGCGGCCGGTCCCGAGGCATCGGGCGGCGCTGCCGTCTATGCCGCGATCCATCAATTTGGCGGCACCATAAAGGAGGCACTGGCGTTCGGCGTGCACGTGGTTGCTCAGATCGTCATCCCCAAGCGCGAATATCTGGGCTGGAACCAGGAGAGCGAGGATTATGCGCTCGACACGCTTGGCACGTTCATCAGCGGCCTCTTCGAGGGCAGTGCCGCAGCAACGCCGGGTGCCGCCTGATGGACCTGTCGCTTGCCCCCATCATCGACAAGCTGCGCGCGGCGGGCCTTGATCCGGTCGAAGGCCTGTTGGAGCTGAAGGCTATGACGGCGCCGCCTGCCCGGCTGCCCGCCTATTTCGTGGTGCCGACCGACGAGACGGCGCAGCCCAACAATGTGGCCGGCGCGCGCGACCAGCGAGTGACGGTGGCGTTTTCGGTCGTCATCACGCTGCGCGGCGCGCGCCATGGCGACACAGTGAACGACGAACTGAAACAGACGACGCGCCGGGTGAAGGACGCGCTGACCGGATGGACGCACCCCGATGCATCTTCGCCATGCGATTATGTCGGCGGCAGGCTGCTGTCGGGCAGTGGAAGCACTATAGAATGGCGAGTGCGGTTTAGCACTCGCTATCATTTGAGGAGGCCGTCTTGAAACCCAGCAGCCAGAAACCCGGCAGCCAGCAGTCGCCAGTCACCAACGGCACCGCGCAGGCAGCCGACCTGCCGACCGCGCCGCGCCCGCGTGACGCCCAGGGTCGTGAACTCGACCAATGGGGCCTGCCACGCAGTGGCCCGGCCCGCGCGGCGCGGTTGCAGGCGATGAACATGGCCGACCCTGAACTTGACCCCAGCGGATGGACGGCCGCGCCCAATGCGTCGTCCGCCGCTGCATCACCAAGCGGCGCCGATGCCGATACCGTGAAGGACTGATCTGATGGTTGATTTCTATTCGCTTGCCCTTGCCAAGAAAGAAGCCACCTACGGCGTCGATAGCGTGCCGACCGCAGCGGCCAACGCGGCGTTGACGCGCAACCTGACCGTCAAGCCGATCGCCACCGACCGTATCGACCGCAATCTTGATCGCCCGGTGCGCGGCCGCCGCAAGGATGCGGTGAGCAACCAGCGCCAGACGGTGAGCTATGAACTGGAAGCGGCAGGTTCAGGCGCTGCTGGCACCGCGCCTGCGTGGATGGAGCATCTGGAATTTTGCGGCATGGCAGTGCCGACGCTGACGGCGGCGACCAGCGCGGTGCAGCGTTTTGCCGCCCTGGGCACCGCGTTGTCATCGGGCACGCTTTACACCTGGAATGGTAACCAGAAGCGTGTTGGCCTGGGCGCGCGCGGCACGTTCAGTTTCGACTTCACTGCCAATGCCTATCCGTTCTTCAAGATCGACCTGACCGCATTGTTGCCGACTGCCAATCCAGTGACCGATGCCAATCCGCCAGCGCCCGACCTGACCCGCTGGATCGACCCGGTCGAGGTGAACACCGCCAACACCGATTTCAGCCTGGGCGGATATTCGCCGGTGCTGAAATCGATCACCGGCGATGCGAATGCCAATGTAAAGGCGCGCAACCTGGTGGGCGCCAATTACATCCAGCGCGGCAATCACGGCATCACCGGCCGCATCGTGATCGAGGCGACGACGATCGCCCAGAAGAACTATTTCACCAACCTGCAAGTCGGCGACGAAATCGCGTTCACGCTGACGCACGGCGTCGATCCTGGCAATATCGTCGAACTGGCCAGCACGCATTTGCAGGTCACCGATATCGAGCAGTCGAACGAAGACGACGTGCTGCTGATGACGATCAGTTACGGCCTGAACGTCGGCGCGACCAACGACGACCTTGTCATCACCGCCCGCTGAACTTGCTCTGGCGGCCGCGATCGGCGCGGCCGCCATGCCGACCGAACAGGAGTTTTCATGTCATACAAGATCGTCAAGAAACCGCTGGTCTGGTGGCCGGTAAAAATCGATGTCGCGGTTGATGGCGGTGCGGTTGAAACGCACATGTTCGACCTGCGTTTCCGGCGGATGAAATCCGACGAACTGCAAGCGTTGAAGCCGGAGCTGGAAGCGGCGATGGTTATCGAACGCGATCCGCAGGACCATTCGCTGCCCGTGCTTTATGCTCAGTTGGTTGCATTGCTGGCGACCGACTGGCGCGGTGTCCTGTCCGAAAACGACGAGCCGTTGGCGTGGGACGTTCCCGATGACTGGGCGACCACGCTTGATGCGGATGGCAAGCGCGCCGCGCTTGATGCGCCAAACCTGACGGCGATGATGCGTGAGCCTGACATGTTCGTCGCCATCTACAACGCGTTCCTGGCGTGCATGAATGCGCGCGCGGAAATCCGCGCGGGAAACTGAAAGCCGTCGCGGCAAGCTGGGCCAAGGGACGCGGCGGGAAAAAGGCGGAGGATGCGTTGAGTCAGGCGGCCGGTGCGCAGATCGATGCGATCATGGCACGCCGACAAGCCGTCAACGGCGCGAACGAACCCGAAATCGGGCCAGATGAGGCTGATGCCGTGACGCTGTTCTTCACCCTTGGCACCCAGTGGCGTTTCCACCCCTTTGCCGGAAGCCCGACGGGGATTGATTATGCGGCCATTCCAGCCGTGGCGCAGATGCTGGGCATCGTGATGACGCCGATGCTGATGCACGATCTGCGCATCATGGAAGGCGCGGCGCTGGCGGTTTGGAACGCGAAATGACCGAACTCGTCATTGGCGTAAAATTGAAAGCGGATGGCAGCGGCCTTGTAACCGAGTTGACGCGCACCAACAGCGCCGTCGCCCAAACCGGCACGGCGGCAGCGCAGGCAAGCGTCGGCGTGCGTGAGTTGTCGCAAGCGAGCAACGAAGCCGCCGCCTCGACGCGCAGTGCCGCCGCCGAAAGCAGCCAGGCGGCGGTGGCGATGTCCGCCCTGGCGACGGAAACCGCGCAGGTTGCCAACGCCGTCGATCGCACAGCGGCTGCCCAGGTGAGAGGTAGTAAGGCAGCGAACGACAATGCACAGGCATTGCGCGGCCAGCAATTCGCCATCCGTAATGTAGGGCAGCAAGTCGGCGATTTCGGTTTACAGGTCGCCACCGGGCAGGACCCGGTGCGCGCCTTTGGCCAGCAAATCGGCCAGCTTGGCTATGCGATGTCTGACCTTGGTGGACGCGCGGGCAAGGTCGGCGCGTTCCTTGTCGGGCCATGGGGTATCGCGCTGACGATCGCGTCGGCGGTACTGGCGCCATTCATCGAAAAACTGTTCGAAACCGGCGCTGCTGCGGATGACCTGGACAAGACGCTGGCGGCGGCGGCGCAATCGGCCGACTCGTTCGGCAATGCCCAAATTCTGCTGGGCAAGATCATCGACCTGAGCACTGATAAGCTAAAAACCCAGAACAAGGTGCTGATCGAATCTATCAGAAATCAGGCCGAACTGGCGCTTGTGCTTGGCCAGGCGGACGAGAAAAAGGCGCGCGACAAGATCGGCGCGATCGGTAAGCCCACGCTGCTCGACACGCTGAGTGATACCGGGTTCCAAGGGCCGTCTTATCTGTCTGGCAGCGGCGCTGCTGGCGACAATATCAACCGTAATCTCCAGCAGCGCGCGAAGGAAAATGCATCGATCGCCGCGTTGCGTGACCAGATATTAAATGGCCAGATCAACGATCCGACCCAGATCCGCCAGCGTGTCGATGTGCTGGCGCAGGCCGGGCAATTGGCCGGGCGCAGTGCCGAACAGGTCATTGAACTGAAGAATGAACTGTTTTCGCTCCCCAAGGCGCTCAACGACCAGAAGGCGGCAAGGGAAGCGCTGGATGTCCTCGATGGCAAACCGGTCCCCGCCGACCTGAAGCCGTTCCAGAAAGACAAGGCGCCCAGGAAGCCGAAATCAACCGCGGCCAATGATGAGTTTGGCCGTGATACCGGTGATCGGATCGCGGGCATCATTGGCCAGTTCGACGGCACGCCCAGGCTGATCGACCAGATTGACGGCAAGGTTCGCCAGCTCAACGATGTCATCGACGATCTGGGCCGCAAGAAGCCGCCCAATTTCGAGGTGCTGATAAAGCAGGCCGAACAGGCAAAGACGATCGTCGCCGAAGGGCTGATCGACAATGTTACCAAGGCGTTCGAAAAGCCGAAGACGCTGGGCGAACAGGCAAAGGCTGCAATCGCGGAACTGGATGCGGAGATCGTCCAGCTTGGCAAGGCGCAGCCTCCTGGTTTTGAAAAGCTGATCGCCGATGCGCAGCGCGCCAAAGGCGTGATCGAAGACAGCCTGAACAAGCCGATCAATGATTTCCTTGATGCGCAGAACGAGCAGTTGCGCATCGGTGAATTGCTGGCGCAAGGCAGGCAGAGCGAGGCCGATGCACAGCGCGTCATCGTCGGTTTCGAAAAGCAGAAGCTGGAACTCAACCAGGGTCAGCGCCAGGAGATAGAGGCGACCTTTGTCGCGCTGCGCGCGCAGGCCAAGGAACTGGAGGCGGTGCAGAAGCGGCAACAAAATCTGTTGCAGCTTACATCCAATGTGCGCGGTTCGATCACCGATGCGCTGGCGGGGCAGAGCACGGACCTGGGCGGCGCGATCCTTGACGCATTCCGACGCGCCTTTGCCGAGCAGATCACCCAGCGTTTTGTCGATCCGATCCTCAACCAGATCAACGACAAGATTACCGGCGCCAATACCGAACAACAGGCAGCCGAAAAGTTCAGCGGCGCGGTGACCACGACGATCAGCCCGTTGCAGTCGCTGGCCGATAATGCCGACAAGGCTGCCGCCGCGCTGAACACGGTAAGCGCGCCAGCGCCTGTTGCCGGTATCAGCGGTCTGGCGGCGAACGACAATCCATCGCCAGGCGAGATATTGGTGACCGCTACGCGGTCAGGTTCGGCATCGTCGATCAAGACGGTCGAGGACGTGGCGTTTGCCGTGTCCAATGCATCGATATCGTCGTTGAAGCTGTTGTTCGAAAAACCGTTGACCGTCGATTTGACCGACAAGTCGGTGAAGTCGTTCAGCAAGGGCCTGGATGGGATCAGCCAGGGCCTGTCGTCGGCATTGGGCAAGGGCTTTGGCGGGGCGGAAACCGGGCTGGCTGTATCCGGCCTGGCGAAGTCGCTGGGCATCAAGCTCGACAGTACCGGTTCGGCAATCGGCGGTGCGATCGGCAGCTTCGTGCCTATCCCTGGTGGCGACATCATCGGATCGATCATCGGCGGCCTGATCGGCGGACTGTTCTCGCCAAAGGCACAGGCGAAAAGCGGTGCTATCACCAGTGCGACCGGCAAAGTGGCGATTTCGGGGACCAAGCAGGACCAGATCGACACTGTCACCCAATTGGTCGGTTCGGTCCAGCAAGGCATTCAGCAGATTTCCAGCGCATTGGGCGCTGAGCTTGGTGCGTTTTCGGTGTCGATATCGAAACGCGAAAAGGTTCTTGCCGTGGACACGACAGGAGCAGGTCGCCAGACAGGCCCCGGCGTTGCCAATTTTGGGACAAATGACGAAGCTGGCGCAGTCGCCTATGCCATTGCCAACGCGATCGCCGACGGCGCGATCAAGGGCATCAGCGCCAATGTCGCCACGGCGCTGCAATCATCGACTGACATCAACAAGGCGGTGGCGGAGGCGGTTAAGGTCCAGGACCTGGAAAAGCTGGTCGGCGGGTTCGACCTGCAAGTGAAAACCGCGTTCGACGCGCTCAACAAGACGGCCGCCGACCGGATCGACATCGCCAAGCGTTATGGTTTCGACCTGTTGCAGGTGGAAAAGATCAATGCCGACCAGCGGGTGCAGCTGCTAGACGCGACATTGAAATCGCGGGTCGGATCGCTCCAGGACTTTTTGCAGAGCATCAAGTTCGGCGACTTGTTCGAAGGATCGGCAACCGACCGGCGAACCGCCATACAAGGCGAAATCGTCAAGGCGCAAAAGGATGCCGAAGCCGGTGTGGCAGGGGCGGCCGATACGCTGGCCAGCCTTTATGACCAGTTGGTGAAAACCAGCCGCGACGCATTCGGCACGGCAGGCAGCGAGTTTTCCGCAGACCGCAACGCGGCGATCACCAATGTGTCGCGCGTCGTCCAGATCGAAACCGACCGCATCAATGCCAACGCTGCCGCCCAGGCCGCGCAGATCGACACGCTGAACAATATCGCTGGCCAGGCCAATGAGAGCAACGACCTGCTGACCAATATCAATTCAAGCCTGGAAAGCATCAACCAACGGCTTGCCAGTGCCGGTGGCGGCCAGTCTTCTGGCGGTTCGATCGACTTTATCGATCTGGTCGCACGCAACAAGAGCTACGCCTGATGGCGCGCGTCATCCTGATCGAGGCCAGTCCCTTTTCACCCGCCACCGGCGCGCTGGTGCCAGTACGGCTTGCCGGTGGCGGATCGCGGCCATTCAATCATCGCGGCTATAATGACTGGCGCGATTGCATCGTTGCCGAACCGATGTTTACCGCCAGCATCGAATTGTCCGATGCGGGTTGGACCGGGCGATCGGTGCCATCGGCAGCGGCGATTACCGTGCAGGGCGGCGCCAATGATCTGGTCGACGATCTGATGCAGTTGGTGTGGAATGGCGCGCGCCTGACCATGTATTCAGGCGACGATGCTGTCGCCGATCCGGTATGGACGATCGAAACCAAAGGCAATGTCGCTGACCTGATGGTGCGCGACGGCCAGATGCAGATCATCATGTCCGACTTGTCAGGCGACCTTGGCCTGGCACTCGCCAGCGACACATTTGCCGGAACGGGTGGACTGGAAGGTGGCACTGAAGCCGAAGGCCGCACCAAGCGCCGCAGTTGGGGACGCGTCTATAATGTCGAGGGCCGGGTGCTCGACAAGGCCAACAACATCTATGAATTTGGCGATACCTATCGGCCGATCCAGGCATTTGTTTCAGTCAAGGATCGCGGCCGTACCGGGCCGATAAACTATGTCGGCTGGGCAGGATCGGCGGCAGCTACGCTTGCGGCCTTGCAAGCTGCATCCGTGCCAGGTGGCGGGGCGGCCGTCGCGGCATCGATCGCGTGCGTGAAATGGTGGACCCAGCCAGCCGGTCCGCTGACCGCCGACCTGCTGGGTGAGATCGGCGGCGGATATGTCGAGACCGTCGCGCAGATCGCCCAGCAGATCGTCGCCGGCGTCGCGCCGACCATCACCTTCGCTGGACTTGCTGCGGCAACCGCGATGCGGCCTGATCCAGCGGGTATCCATCTGCCAGATTCATCGACGACGGCAGCATTGGCGCTCGACCAATTGCTGGTTCAGGCATCGCTGCTTTGGGTGTTAAGCCCGGCAGGCGATATCCAGTTGCTGCCTATTGGCTATGACGATCCGGTTGAAACCATCGTGGCGGACCAGGTTGAACGCGTAGCGAGCTTAAGCCCGGTTGCGACCTTCGCCATCGGCTATCAGCACAATGAGCATGTCCATAGCGACGGCGGAATCAGCGCTGCCTTGCTGGGGACGGACCTTGTCTTCGCCGATGGCCGCACCGGCGATGCGCTGGCGGCGCAGCTTGACGACGTGCAGGCGCTGGCGGATGCGTCGGCCAGCGACATCGAGGCGGCGGCGGACGATGGCGTGCTGTCGCGCAAGGAGAAGTCATCGGTCATCGTGCCGCGCGACGACACGCTGGAAAAGGCATGGGAGTTTCTGGACGGGCGCGCCGCCACTTTGTCCGGCTTTGCTTCCGTGGCGGCGGCGCGCAGCGTTGCATCCGATGCGCGCACTGCATGGCGCGTGTTCCGCGACGCGATCAGCCCGGCATGGAACAATTACGACCTGGACAGCGCGGTCAACCGCGTGCTGCTGGTCGGCAGGTTGAACGACTGGGATTACTCGCTCGACCAGCTTGCCGATGCCATCCGGCGCGCCGTGGCGGTGAACAACGTCAACCTGATAGCTTTCAGCGGCTTCGAGCAGGGCCTGCGAGGATGGGGTGCTTTTGTATCCGGCGGAACGCAAACCGCTGGCTATCCCATCACCGGGACCTACCTTGGCAAGTCCTTCATTAAACAGATAGGTGAAGCATTCAGCGGACCCAGCCGCTTTATCTATATTACGCAGGATCTCGCGTACAAGTTCCCAGTGCAAGCCGGGCAGCGTTATGCGGTGCAGGCGAGGATCGAGAGCCAGAGCATCGGCGGGACCGTCGCCAACAATTATCTACGCTGCCAGTGGTTAGATTCGAACGGCGCCTATATCACAGAGCATGACGTTCGGGCGTCGATCAGTGGACCACAAGTCTACGGCACGCTGATGGCGGGCTTCGTGACTGCGCCGGTTGGCGCCATTTCCGGTCGCCTTATCTTTTATGTCGATACCGGTACAACCGGCCAGATCGAAATGGCTATGTACGAACCTATGGTGTCCAGCGCCACCGCCGACCAAACCGAGTTTCCCACGTATACGACGGGCCGACAGGATGGAGCGCAGGGCATTCCAGGCAATGATGGCATCAGCCCTTATATGTTCGTACTGAATACAAATAGCGTTGGCATTCAGGCGACGTATTCGGGCGCGACCAAAAGTGGGCAGGTGCCGCGATACGTCACTGCATCGATCAAGCAGGGCACTGGGGATATCACAGGATCGGCATCGTTTACTGTCACGCCAAGCAGCAGCGCGATCGTGGCAACATATTCAGCAGGAACTGTCACGATCAGCCAGGCAGATGCGTCCGGTTATATCGATGTAACAGCGACCATTGGCGCGACCACGATTGGCACGTTGCGCATCCAGATAACGCGTCAGCTCGATCCCGCGCCACCGGCATCACAAAGCAGTGGATCGGCGCTCATCGGTGGCTCTTTCAGCAACTCGAGTTATCCAGGCATATATGGCAATTCCACCATTCTAGCCGCGAACGGCAGCGGTCAGCTTATCTGTAATGGCGGCGGCGAATATGACGTCAGTGGTGGGGCATCGACCATGTCGATGCGTGCTGGCGCGTGCTTTGGGTATCGCCCCGCTGGCAGCAGCACGTGGAGCTATACCGCAGAGGTGGTTGGGAGCACCGCTATAAACAAGGCCACTGAAGACCAAAGCCCCGGAGCCGTCGAGGTAGGTCAGACGATTGGTGGGTTAACCGCAGGGGGATTTTATGAAGTGATCCTGATGATCCGCAGATACACCGGATCATCGGGAGCGATCGGGTTCTTCGCTGGCCAATATTCGGTGTCGCAATGACCTGGTGGACCATCCTCGGTGACGATAGAGCGGTGATAGCCGCCCAGGTCGAAAGCGACGATGCACCCGATCCAGCAGCATATGGTGGCAGCGCCTGCGTCGCTATCTCCGCGCCGATCGACCCGGCAAGCAGCGTATGGAATGGCGCGTCCTGGGCGCCAGACATGACAGCACTGCGCGAGCGCAAATGGCGAGAAGTTTGGAAGCTGCGCGATGAGAAGATCAACGCCGGGATAACCGTCGATGGTTATCGTTATGACAGCGACGCATCGGCGCGCGCCAATGTGATGGGCGCGGCGATCGCGGCGCAGGCGGCACTGGCACTGGGCCAGCCATTCAGCGTCGAATGGACGCTTGCCGACAACAGCAGCGTGACGCGCGACGCAGTGCAGATGATCGCGGTGCACGTGACGGGCGTCGCCATCATCAACGCGCTCTACGAACGCGCCAGAGCGCTGCGTGATGCCATCGACGCCTCGCCCGACATTGTCGCGCTCGATGCGATCGACATTGAACAGGGGTGGCCGGAATGACCATCGACAGCGCTTATGCCGATTATCTGAAAGCCGATGGCCTCTACGTTCGCGTTGCCGATGGCAATGCCGCTCTTTGGCCCAATGGGCTGCACATGGCGCGCATGTCGCCATTTGCGACGCGCGCTGCTGCCATCGCAGAAGGTGCGCGCCGTGCAGCTTTCCTGGGCGGTGTGAAGGTGCAGGACAAGATTGTCGTGCCAGGGCGCCGCCGCGACCTGATGGGCAAGGTGATCGCGGTTAAAGGCAGTGGGCGAGGCTATTCCAGTGACCCGGTTGCCGCACTGGTGATTGGATACCAGGAGCAAGGCGCAACCACGACCTTGACGATCGTAAGGAGGCTTGGGTGAGCTTGGTTGTGATGGCGGAATGGGTTGCGGCTGCCTCGATAGCTGGCACGATGGAAGATGCGGCCCGCCTGCTGACCCCTTCGCCCAAGGAAGCGGCGCTGAGCGCTGGCGGCGCGCGGACGATCGACATCGATCTGGGCCAGGCCATGCCCATCGACATGATAACACTCGCGCACACTAATGCGCCTGATGGCTTTGCCTTTTCGGTTTCTTATGGCGTCGGCGGATATTCCGAACATGCGCTGGGCAATCTGGTGGCGGCGCCAGCGCGCAAGGTTGTTTTGCCGCGCCATATGTTGATGGTGCTTGATGAACCGGTGACAGCGCGTTTCATCCGCCTTTCATCAGCCGCCGTTCCTGCCGGGTTCTATGCTGGTATCCTGAGCGTCAGCCAGGCGATGCGCACGCAATATGGCCACGAATGGGGCGCCGGGCGTTTCGTCGTTGACACAGGGTCTGCGGCGCGCCTGATGAGCGGCGGCTTCGGCATCAATCGCGGCGCGCGCTTCGGGGGATGGCAATGGACATTTGGCGACCTGGACGACGCCGAGACTGATGCGCTTTATGCCATGCAATTGCGTGCGGGCATGACCAGTCCGATTATCGTCGTGGAAGACCCTGACATCACGGCAGGATTGAACGAGCGCATCCATTACGGCCTGTTGACCAGGCTGGAAGCCTTTGAGCGACAGGACACGACCAAGACGCGCTGGCTTATGCGGGTCGAGGATTGGCAATGAGCCTGTCAGGCGATGCAAGCGGGCAAGTGGCAATGGCATCGGATATCGCCGGTCCATTGGCCAGGAGCAACGCAGTGACGCCTTTCGAGACAGCATTCGCCCATACGCTTGGCGTCGAGGGCGGATATTCTGACCATCCGGCCGACAAGGGCGGCGCAACGCGGTTCGGGATTACCGAACAGGTGGCGCGCGAGAATGGCTATTCAGGGCCGATGACCGCCCTTCCCATCGAACTGGCCAAGGCGATCTACCGCAAACTTTATTGGGACAGGATTGGCCTGGACTGGGTGGCGATGGCCGATGCTGATATTGCCGCAGAGTGTTTCGACACTGGCGTCAATATGGGCATCAGTTTCCCGGTTCGCTGGTTGCAGCGCGTGCTCAATGCGCTCAATAGATTGGGTGGCGACTATCCTGACATGCCGATCGATGGCGTCGCCGGACGAGCGACTTTCCAGGCGCTGGCGGCATTTTTGAAGCTGCGCGGCAGCGCTGGCAAGCAAGCCGTTCTGGCCTATCTCAATGCGCTTCAAGGAAGTCGATATATCGATCTGGCCGAAGCGCGGCAGGCGAATGAAGCATTCGTCTTTGGCTGGGCAAAGCGCTTGACGGCGATCACCGGGGAGGTGCGCGAAAATGGCTGAAATGGTAAGCATCAATCGCGTCGCCGGATATCCATCACCTATCGTGGCGGGCACGCATGACGACAGCGATCTTCCAGCGGCGCCTGATGTGCCAGACGGCTATTTGTCGCACGTCGAGGCGGCGGCGATTGACCTGTTCGACCTTGGATCAACCTCTCCAATATGGGTCGCCACGCTTGCGCGGCTGATCCGGCCGTTATGTGTCGGCGCGTTGATGGCCATACCGACAATGGGGGCGGCAAGCGTTGGCCTGGTTGCGTTCTTCAGCCGTGAAAGGGCGTTGGCGATGGCGGAGGCGTCGTCGGCTTTCCTGCGCGGCATTCCCATCGAAATCGTCACGATGATCGGCGTGCTCGCAACCGGATATGGCTTTGCCAGAACGCTTGAGAAGCTGCGGATGAACGGCAAGTGA